TCTCCTATGCCTAGTATAGGAGTGCTAGGATCGTATATAGATACTACGTCCCAGCTATTAGAAAGCCAAGGAATTATATGAGAGATACTAACTATTCCAGCAGTACCTGCTCCAATAACACCTAATCTAAATTTTTTACCTGAATTCGGGACCATAAATCCACCCTACTATTGCATATCTTGTTCCTCGAGTAACCGGAGTAACTCGATGAGTAGCATATGACGGAAATATAGTCATCATACCTTGTTTTCTTATATTTGGATCTGTAGTGCCAGGGCTAAATTCCAGATCACCACCGTCATATTCGGATGGGTCTGACAACTGTATAGTAAACGATAATTTTCTAACAGCATCACCTGGAATTAAATCAGTATGCCATACATAATGATCCCCACGATCTGCCGAATATTTTAAAACATTTGGGACATCTCTTTCGTCATATCCGTCTAAATGAAATCTAAATGTTGCAGTGTTTACTTTAAAAACAGTTACAAAAATTTTATCTACTAGCTCTTCTGTGACGGAAGTTCTACAAATCTGAACACTTCTATATTCTTTAACTTTAATAAATTGTCCAAATTTTAAAACAGTTCCTTCTAGCCATTTATTGGAGTTTTTTATAATTTCATTGCACTCCTCCTTAGTAAGCATAGGAGCGCAATACAAATTATGTGCTGTCTTTTTACGATCAGCATTTTTAAACTCCATAGTCATTAATCTCTTCCGTGATAAATGTTATCTTTTAGATATTGATAATGAGACGGAGCTGTTTCAACTAAAGATTCGATATACTCTTTCTTTTGATCCCAATAATCCTGTGTTTGACTAGTATAAAATTCTACACTTTGTCCTTGTCTTGCATCCATGATCATACGAACAATATCTAATTGTGTTTTAGATGTAGGTAAAACATTCATTCCTACTAGTATATCAGGCATACCACCCATACTTGGATCACCGGGCATGTGATGAGTTTGCAATAATTTAACAGCTAAATCGGTAGCCGCTGTAGGTATTGCATTAAGTTTACGATCAAACATCAATGGATCCATCTCAATTTGACTAGTGATATATTGCCAATATGGGGTATCACGTCTTGAAGAAAATACATAATGATAAGTTACAAAATTTCTAAAACTGTCCATTACATAGTGTGTAATATAGTTGAAATGATCAATATGTATCTTGTTTATTTGCTTATTATGCAAAGTTTCACATAATTTTAACAGCATTTCTTGAACACTTAGCAATCCTGTACTTTCTAACGGCTCAACAAATGCATAGCTGAGACCTACACCTACAACATTTTTCTCCCATGCTTTATCATGTACACCATTTTTAATTTCAATCAACCTAAATTCTAAGAATTGACTTCTAGCAGGATTATGTACAACCATTTTATCACTGTTTAAATATCTTTTGTATTCTTCTAGAGCTTCTTCTTTAGAAATAAATTTGTCGCAAAATACATATCCGCTACCAATTCTATCATAAAGCGGAATATTCCAAACCCAGCCGTTTTCTATAGCAGTACAGTTTGTAACATTTTCCATTTCTCTTTCTTTGTGTATATAAGGAATATGTGTTACCCAAGCATAGTTGTTAGGGAGATGCGGAGAATATGATTCAAATTCTACTCCCATAGTTTGTTCTAACAATATACTTTTAAATCCAGTGCAGTCAATATATAAATCAGCATCGACTATATCACCGTTACTGAGTTTAAGACCTGCAACGTAACCGTCTTCTTCTTGCAATACTCCTTCGATAGTTGCACTAATATGCACAACTCCATTTGGAATACAAATTTTTTCTTTTAAGAATTCGCCAAATAATGTAGCATCCATATGATAAGCACTATCATTTCTCCAGCTGAATCCCGGTAATTGCCCTTCTTTATTATCAAATATTTTACTCTGATAAATCATAGGCATTGAACTATAAAGACTTTCATAAAAGTCATTATTGTCGGTTTCGGGATATAGTGTCTTTTTTACATACCAATCTGTAGCACCCTGTTGTGTATTTTGAAGATCCTTTAGACCAAACGGATAGTAAAATGCTTTACCTTTTTCGTAAAAATCTGTAAATTTAATTGCTAATTTATAGGTAGCATTACAGTATTCCATCCAATCCTCATCTTTGATCCCAAGCAATCCTAGATATTGATTAATTGTCCCCAAAGTAGATTCGCCTACGCCGATGATAGGAATGTCCGGACTTTCAATTAATGCTATCTCCATGTCAGGAAATTGTTTAGACAACATGGCAGCAGACATCCAACCTGAGCTTCCGCCCCCTGCTATAATAATTCGTTTAATGGGTTTTTTCATGTGTGATCCTCTTTGGTTCAATATTTAGTGGTCGAGTTTTAGATATAGGTAGAATCTTGAGCGATGCCGCTCCAATGATTTCTATGGAAATTAAAAGATATTGAGATACGAATATTTTCAGTTTTATTTTTTTCCACAGAATGCATCAACCAACCGGGAAATAATAGTAACTTACCAACTGCTGGCACAATATCGTGGCTCTTATATGATAAATTACCGAACGGAAATAGCTCTTGTTGCATGTATGGTACAGGATTCATTATACTAAATACCCCGTCAGTTCCTGAGGTTTGGTAATAATATGTACCTGAAATAAATGAATCTTGATGCTGATGCCAATCTTGTCCTTGATCTTTTCCCGTTTTATTAATCCAACTGTGCCTTAGGGCTATCGGAACTGGATGCCATGATTGTGTAGCATCTATATATTTTTTAACATGTAACTCGATATATCTTTTTAGATGCACTAATTCAAAGTCATCTATAGAGTTGTGTCTGGCTTTGATATTAGTTTGGACACCATCGCCCCACCCTGGGGGATTTTCAAACGTATCTTTTTGTTCTATTTCTAATAATTTTTTTTTAATCTCGTCCTGGATTAGAAATATTTCTTGTTGTGTTCCTTGATGTTCGTAAAGTGGAATTGGGAACAATGAATGTATTTTCATAGACCCTGCTCTTTTAATAACTTTTTGCGTTTAAAGTATTGTCCATTAAACGAGAATGTGTACGATCCTAGATTTTCATATTCTGTTCTAGATATAGTATGCATTTTAATCTCAATGTCCTTTTCAGACATTGGGACTATATGAGCTAATTCTTGACCGGCCGGAATAGTTAAATCTTTTGGAAACATTGTTTTTGGAATTAGCATGTTTACGCTAGTAGTTGATTGATATTTGTATTCAACCATCCCGTTAACTACAAAAGGTTTGAAATTGTCGTCGTGCCAAAAACAGTTTGTATAAAGAAAATTAACACCACTTTTTTCTTGTATCCTCCACGGGCTAACTAGTTTTAAGTGATGATAATTTTTAAGATATTCTCCCCATTGTTTAGGGTTATGCTGTTCGCCTGCATTTTCGGGAAACCATGTTAACTTATCATTCTCGGTGCTAATCCAACAATCTGACCAGTTTTGTAAAATGAATCCAGTTCTAAATAATGAACTAACCCCTGGGCAAGTTCTCATAGTGCCTCTACTGATGCCGGAATGTTTTACAACAGTTGGCAAATTTTTCCAAAACGGAGGAATACGGTCTTCTGCATGTATTATTGGAAATAGAGTTGCTATCTCCGGTACAAATGTAAAACAATCTAATACAATTTTAGATTTTTTGTTAAAAAATGTAAACATATTATCTATAAGTTTTTTTAGAATGCATTAAATTGGCATATAATCCGGCCCAGTATGTACTAAGTCTATATTTAAAACTAGACTTTTCATACTCATTATCTCGAAATTCTGTGTTCATAGTCCAATCATTTCGTTTAAAAGGAAATACTACTACTAGCGGATCACCCGGTTTAATAATAAACTCTTTTTCTTTAACTAATGCCACGAGCCCTATTACTTCGTCGTGCTTGTCAGTGTCAACAACTCCTGGAAAAATTTTAAATTCTTTTCTAAAATGATAAAATGGATCAAATATCATGACACTATATCCCGGTGGTGTCTTAATATACCAAGGTTGATGAATTTTAAGATAGTGACTTTTTTCGCCATCTTCTGAAAATTGGGCTTGCTGGTGAGGATGTTTTGCTACAACTTTGTGATTTTCTCGACTACGAAATCTAAAAGAATTAAAAAAATGTTCGTCTACTTCTTTTTTAATTTGTATTTCATGTGAAGCACGAATAATATAACCAGTAGTCAAGTAATCTAATACTGGCATACATCTTTTTATAGTCGGAGTATGGGGTACTACTACGTCCATATATGCATCTACCTCTACAGGCATGTCTTTAAACCATTCAGGAATTAGTTTTGATGCAGGTAATACAGGAAACATTTCTAATGTTTCACGATCACTAGTTGCAAATGTTATTAAATTGGTCATTTAAATCTCTTAGGTGAATGAAAAATACGTTTGTAAGCATTGAATAAAAAGAATTTAGATTTATTAAGTATTGGCCCAGTGGTAAATTCAGATTCCCATTCGTCTCGTTTAAAAGGAATAATTTGCAGTAAAGGATCTCCTGCGAAAAATCTTACTTCTTTTGATTTACCTGTAAGAAACCCTACAACAGGAATTCGTTTGTCAAATTTATCTGTATCAATTATAGCAGGCATAATATTGACATTTTGATCAAATAAGTAATAAGGTTGCATAACTAAGCAACTATATCCTGGAGGAGTGCGTACCGACCAAGGAGATTCAAATCTAAAATAATTTCCCTGAGTTTTTTTACCTTGAGAACGCATGGGGCACATAGCTTCGCTGTAGATTCCCAATGGCCCGTCTGGATGTAATCCATATGATTCTGCGGGTCCTGCTTTCTTTTTTCTTTCTTCGAATCGAGGATCATCTTCAGTTTTTCTAGCAGTTTGTATACTCATCTGGGGTTTAAAATCAACTACGGCTTCCGAAACCCTATGTTCAAAAGTTGCTTTGAGAATATATCCAGCAGTTAAAAAATCTTCTACAGGTACACATGCTCTAATACTTTTTATAGCAGCCTCGTCGTAACTATAAGTTTCTTGAGCCTTTGGCATGTTAGAATACCAATCTGGCAGATAATCCTTGGCAGGCACGGGCGGCCAATGCTTTAAAGCTAGTTCATCATCTATGTTAAATTTTATCTTCATCTGCTTCTACCAGCCATGTGGTTAAAATATATTTGTTAGTATTCCCGATAGGTGGGTTACCCCGATGTGTATGAGTCCAGTCAGCTGGCCATATTAATAATTTGTTCTTTTTTGGTATAATTCTAGTGTTCTGGTATAGAAATTCAGTTTCGCCTGCATCAGAAATATCGTTCATATATAACTGAACTACTAGCCGTCTTCTAGAATCATGTCCTAATGCTTCATAGTGCCATTGATGAAATCCTCCACCCGGCTCTATTCTTTTCATTTTGATCTGTTCTACTTTATAAGATTTTTCCTGTAGTATACTAAACTTTTCTGCATACAGGGGAAATATTTTACCCCAAAGTATTTCTAAAAAATGATTTACATATTCTGGATTTAATGTAACAATAACTCTAGGATCTAACAAATATAATTGCTCGTCATCTTTCCAATGTTTAGGAGTGTTATCCTGAGAATGCAACGGCATTTTTGATATTGAGTCGTAGTAATTAATTACTTCTTGAAAATAAGAATTCTTAAAGTAATTTTCAAATACCCCAATAAATCCCATAAACTCATATTTTTCAAAGTTCATGATACAATTTTTAACCTTAAATTACCAGCTAGGGAAATTCTAGTATCATCTGTAGAATAATATGGATACACTTGATGATATAAATCTGCTGGAAAAATAGCCATTCTACCTTCCCATTTTTTATCCACATATAGAGCGTGATTGCTTAATTTTCCTAAAGCATCAATATATACAAATTCAAAATTACTAGTTCTATTTTTAATTAATGTAGGATTTGGTTCGTTATCTTTTTCATTTTTATTATCAAATGGTATATTAACCCAAAGTACAAAACTGTATAATCCCGAATGATTATGTAAAGGTAAAAACTCTCCAGGCCGTTGAAAATTTAACCAAATTCTTTCTAGCTCTAACGTAGTTTCTACATTTTCTACATTAACTGTATAATTAAACATTTTGCCAGCGTAGGCAAACTTCTGATCAAATAAATCAACAAATTTAAAAACTTCCTTCATAAACACTGCTTCTGTCTCTGGAGAAAGTTGATAATCTTTTGTATAGCCTAATTTTCTTTTATGGAACGCTCGTAAAAGATCCTTTGACGTTTCTAATGATTCTGTTGCTTCAAAGTCTTGTTTATGTACAAGTACCTCTTTTTTTATTCGCTGAAATACAAAAGGATTCAAATCCTCAATTAAAAAACCAACATTTGGAAGATTGACAGCTGACATGTTTATACTTATAATTTCTACAGTTTTTAGATTTTAATAGTGATTATTAAATAGTTCGAATCATAATATTCATAACTACGACTACCCGTAGTGTTCCGTTAGTATGTTTAGGAACATGATGATCAAGCCATGCAGGAAACATGATAAAATCACCTTCCTGTACTGCCGGAGCTCTTTTAGTTGGAGCAAAATAGTCAGGGCAAAGAGAAGGGCTATTAGTTGGTAAAGCTGATTTTATTTGTTTAGAACACGGATCTACAAACACAGTACCAGATGATTCGGTATCAAGCGTTACATAATGTACAGCACCAAATTGATAATTATTAGGACCGCCTGAATGATCATGTACAAATTCTGAAAGACTTTCCGTTGTAAATCCGTACCAACACCCTAAATCAAGACTCCAATCATCTTTTGTTACTCCTATAGTTTTTAAGACTTCCCAAACATCATCTTCATAAAACTTAGATAACATTTTCCACGGAACTTTTATTGATGATTGTTTAAATACCGATGAATCTGTATATACATTTTGTACGGGATCATTAGGCCCGTCTTTTAAAAACCCAGGGTATACATTATCCATTAGGTATTTTTTAATTTTATTGTGGTTAGATAATTTAATTTTAAAAATATCTGTACTAAAAATAGGTATACGATCTACTACTATCATAGGTTAATATCCCTCAATCTCACCAGTATATTTTAACATAATATTCATAGCAACTATAACTCGTAACGAGCCTGAATGATCAGGAGTGCGATGGTCTAACCAAGATGGAAACATTACTAAATCTCCTTCTTCAACTATGCATTGCTGATCATTTGGTCGATAAAGGTCTGGAATTTTGCTAGTATTTTTTGTAGGAATAACACCCTTCATCATGCGAGCATTTGGATTATTAAATATAGTTCCGCCGCTGTCTTTATCTGTATCTAGTACTACATAATGGACTCCTGACCATTGTATAGTGCTTGGACCTCCTGTGTGATCGTGTACTAAAGAATTTTTAGTTTCAGTCATCATACCATACCAGCAGGTAAATTTATAACTCCATCCTTTGCTAAAATCTATTCCTGTGGCTTTTAAAAATTCTTCTATATCTTCTTCATAAAATTTATTCAGCATTTTCCAAGGAGCTTTTACTGCTCCTGGAATATAATCAGTATATACATTGGCATATTTGTCGTTTATTTCATTCTTTAAGAAATGTGGATGAATGGTATCCATTAAATATTTTTTAATCTTTTCGTGATTAGTTACTTTCAGTTTAAATAACGGCACTGGAAATAATGGAATGTTTACAATTTCAGACATATTAATCTACCCACTTGCTAGCAACTGACAGGCTAGGAAATTCATATTCATAAAAATCAATAAAGAATAATAAAGTCGTTCTAGGAAAAGTTGTATTAGTTTTATAGTTATTGGGCCTATGCCACAAATTTGAATCATATGCAATTAATCTATTAAACAAATTTCCAAATCGCACAGTCTCTTCAAAATTTCTATGATTCATAGCTAAATCTTTTTTATATTGCTCAGTAGCGATCTTAGTAAGATTAAAATCTTTTCTAGATCGATAATCAGTATTTCTAAAATCTTGCTCACCTTTTTTTAAAAAAATTGAGGTTCCGTTATTAAAATTGGCTTCGTTGGGGGTAAGATAAACTAATCCAGCGAGAGTAACATCATCATTATGTATCCACCCTTCATTTGAAGCTTCGTCGTCGTATACATCATTTATGTGAAAGCTAATATGAGTGTTAAATCTACTAATGCCTGGAAATACTTCAGTGCCTAATTTTTTAGCAAAAAATACAGCAAAATCTCTGCTTTCAGGATCTACAGATTCTAATAAATTATCAGTTCTTTTTCCCGGCCATCTTTCGGACCCATTGTATGTTTGTTTTTTAGAAAGTTCAATAATTTTTTGAGGATTATTAAAGAAATCATTTTTACATACTATAGTTCCAGCTAAGGGATGGTTATCTTTATCAAATTTAAAAAAATTACTCATGCTGATTTCCTACAAATATTAAAAACCATAGTAATGCGGCCATTATCTTTATTTTTAGTTTTAGGTACAAGGTGCGGCAACCATGATTCCCACATTAATAGCAAACCATTTTTAGGTTCTATTGTCAATTCCGAAACATTAGTACTAGTTGGTTTGTTATCTAATTTTGGTATGTGTACAAAATCTCTAAATGGTCTAGGATCAGTTAATATTAATGAAGAAGATCCCGGCGGTACTTGTAAGTATAATAAACCCGATAATATAGATTCGGGATGAGTATGTTCATCATGAGAGGCACCTTCAAACATCTCGCTTACAAATACAAATGAAAAAAATTCTATACCTTTACTATCATATCCTAAATCATGAAGATATTTTCTTCCTGTTTTTTCTATAAGAATTCTAAAAGGTTCTACATCCGGCATATAAGCGATACCTCCTGGATTTTCAAATCCATAGGTTGTAGTATATCCCCATTTGGTGCTAGCTATCTTTGAATCATCTAGATACTTCCTTGCTACAGGTAGCATAGCTTTGGCTGTAATAGGATGAAATTCTGTTAGAATTGCTGTAGGAAAATGATATTGTATCATATAGGACCTGCCGGGTTACGTCTCAAATCAAATGCTTGAAAATAATTAGCACCAAAGATTTTAACATAGTGTAAAAATACTTGTATGCACTCAGTCCCTTCAAATTTTTCTCTCCAGTGCTCGGCAGTCATTCCCTTGTAAATCATAGCTTCGCCGGGTGATAGAGTAATACTAGCAGGTGTACCATCTGGCTTCTTAATAAAAATTGGCCAGGCATCTCCACTAATATTAAGTGTAACACTTATTTCACATGCTTCTGCATCTAAATGTGCAGGCAATTCTGCACCTTTTTTATACCACCGTCCGTAACAATAGGTTGGATATAATCTTTCACCTATTAGATCATTCATATAAAATATTTTTGAAATTAGGATTTTATCTACTAGCGGATGTCCATACACTGCCGGTGATCCCGGAACTTGATCATCAGGTTTTGCAAAAGTATTAATACAATGTTTTTTAAATTCTTTTGAAATAACAGTTAATGCATCAGGATGGATAAAATCTTTCACTACAAAATAGTTATTAGCATCTAATAGATCTTTATTAGTCATTTAAAAATTAATCAAATTTAAATTCAACAGGGCCAACGGGCTCATCTGGATCAATTACACACCATGCATCACTCTCAGGCATACACCAATATGCTTCACCGCCTACGGTAATTTTTGATCCGGCAGCAGGATGAAACATTATTTCGTCACCTACTTTAACAGACATTGGGATTAATATTCCTGTTTTTTCAGAATATTTTCCAGGCCCTGCCGCAACAATCACACCCTTTGATGTTTTTTCATCCTGCGATGCAACTGGAATTACTATTCCGCCTGCTGTAGTTTTTTCTGGTTCTATTCTTTTAACAAGTAACCTATCATGAACTGGTCTTAACACTGGCATTTTTTTCTCCTTTAAATTAAATCAACTAGGTCAAATACAGTCTGTAATTTTGTACGAATAGTTTTACTTGAAAAACTATTTCTAAGTCCCTGGTGCAGAGGTTTTGGAGCTCTGTCAATGACTGCCCACGCCCAGCCATTGTGTTCGTCACTTAACACGGGTACAAATTCAGATTCTATTACGCACAGATAAGTATGAAAATTAAACACACGATCGTTTGATACAAACGTCTCAAGGGGAATTGTCTTAATTATTTTTGGGTGACTACCAATTTCTTCAGTAATTTCACGTTGTAAACCCTGCCAAGGAGTCTCGCCTTGGATATTGGTCCCACCTACAAGCCCCCAGGTACCTTCGTGTTTGCCGTGTGCTTTCTGTAATAGTAGGAAACGTCGTGTAGATTTAGCGTAGAATAATGCTCCGCTACAAACTATAGGTTCTTTTACAGTATTATTTTCCATAAGTCAGACGTATATTCACCTTCAAAGCTCTTTACCCATGAAACTCCGTTCCATTTGTATTGAACTCCAGTGTATATATTCGTCTGCCATATCATAGTATCGTGTTCTTGATTACTATTAAAGATAACATGCCATGCAGTACCGCTATATTCTATAATGTCGTTAGCGTGAGCCACTAAACTTCCCCATACAGTTGAAGGGTTAGCGTTGGTACTACTACCTACATCTTCTATTATAAGGTAGCGTGTGCCTGCTGTAGGATTGGTAGGTGTGTAGGTCTGTGGATTAATGATAGCATCAAATGTGCCTGGGCTATTAGGACGATAGCTAATTGAGGCACTATAATGTTGAGTATCTGTACTTAAAAATCCGTTGCTGTCAATACCTGTGTTGCTAGGGTATGTGTCTGGATTATAATTAATTTGTAATAGTGTAGGATCTAAACTATTAACAGCAATAGTACCTATTACATAATTACCGCTAGGTTGTTGCAGATAAACTTGACTAGACCCTGCTATATATTGCCCCGGATATTGTGCAAATAGTTGACTCCAATCTAGCGGAGTCCCTGTACTAGTTGGAATACTCAGAGTTGGCTCTATCGGCACAACACCATCTGATGCTAGATATAGTCTAGCTTGTCCGTTATAGACTTGTATTGTATATCCAGTAATTGTAGTAGCTTCTGTAAGCAATAGATCACTAAAATTAGGACTGCCAGCGTCACTTTGTAGTGCAGGATCAATGCCTAAACCATCAATGTAGCCAGCTGGATATGTTCCCTCTGATCCATAAACGCTGGTAATAACTTTAGTAATAACACCAAGATGTTTAACCTTAACTGGAGGACTGATCCATATTGGCGAATCTAATGTAAGACTAGCAACATCAATAGCTGTGTCAGTGCCCTGCGGAACTTGTCGGCTTGACCAACTGACATCAGTTAAGTTTAATACACTTAAACTGGTCCAGTCAATATAGTTGTCAGTAGTTTGTAATTCTAGACTAGGATTAAACAACACTAGTATCTGCTCAAGAATTTGCAATTTTTGATCTGTGCTTGATGCCCAAATATCACATTTCATTTTTAGTGTATACGGAGTAGGCATCAAGCGTTCTACTGTATAATTACGACCCTGTGCCGAAGTGTATGCACCGGATCCATTAATATCACGTTCTCTAAAATTAAGTTTACCTACGTAAGTTTGATCAGCTAATCTATTACGATCTAATTCAAGTCCAGTAATATAAACAGAAATACGAGGAACATTACTAATACTGTTTTCTGAATTACGATTTAAAATACTAGAAACTTGACGATCAGCATCACCGTATAATACAGGAATCTGATGCAAGGATCCGTCACCGTACTTTACCACAAAATTACTAAAAATACGAATTGTTTGTGTAAGATATCTTCTTATTTGTCCGTCATAAAACCATTGCATTAGAAATCCGCCTTAGGTTTAAGTGCAGTAGATAAACTTGATCGTTCTGCTTCTCGTGTATTATATAGTGTTACAGTCCATTGTCCTGCATTAGGTATGGTTTGCTGTGTTCCATTAATCACAGGCAATGTAATTTGCAAGCACTGACTTTGTACGCCTGCTGGATTTGTATAGGTATAGGTACTGTACAACGTTGTTGGATAATCGCTTAGTGCATAACCTAACATGGTAATACCTTGGCTTACTACCGCATATGGAACTGTATGTCCGGTTGCAAATAATATTCTTGTATATATTGTTGTAGCACCAGATGCTAATACAACAACATCGGTTGCCACTTGACTATTATATGTGTAATTGTTGTTGTTAATAAATCCAGTTTTTAAAGTAGATCTTGTGTCAGTTTGTGTCATAGTCATACGTACTGCATCTTCAACTTTGACCCAATACTGTCCCGCAGTATCAAATCGAAATAGTCTGTTAGGTAAAAAATCTGTACGCAAAAAGAAATCATTGTCTCCGGGATATTCGGGAAATTGTATACCGTGACCAAAGGCATACCCATTGACAGGAAAACCATCACCGATCAAGTAACCAGTATATCCAGTACGACTAGGTACTCCGGCATCTTCGTTAGCTAATATAGCAATTTGACTAGCGTCTAAATCTGATTCGTCTGTAGTTTGCACCACTGGTTTGCCATTGCTGTCAACAGCTAACGTATAAAATTGACGAGTTTCATATCCGCTCATCGGCGCATCTGCTTCTGCTTGGGCAATAACTTGATTGTTAACACCTAATACATTGTTGTATGTGCTTAATAAATCTGCTAGTGTAGTATTAGCACCTACCTCGGGATCTCCATTAATGTCAGTTGCAGGTTGATTGAAAATACCAGCAAACTGCTGTTGATTCATAATACGTTTGAGTTTAATTCTATACAGATGTGGAAACCAAGTTACTGAAAATCCTTCACTGGCACGCCCTACATCAGTCACTTGATAGTATCTAGGCAATGACATGTGATAAGAATTAATTGCAAAGTCATCACGTAAGTGAGGAAATTCTATAACATCACCTGTGATAGGTTTACGCCCAATTAGTCTTACAATATCATTAATATGTACAGTCATATAAAGCGTATCATTTTCGATAAACAGCCCAAATTGACTCATATTAAAATCTATATTTTGCACATTATAAATGCCGCGCCCACGATAAATTTCTTTATCATAAGTTCGATCACGATTTTCTAAGAATAGCAAATCTTGTATATTTGTTAAATTATTACTAGGATAGTTTGGCTTATCCGCAGTAGCATCTGCGGCATCAGTATTTGCTCCTAGATATTTGTGCCAGTAAACGTCGGTGCCGCCCACTGTGAACATTTCTGAGGCTTGGCGATCAATGAACTTGTAGTCATTGCCTTTTTCTGGTTTATATAGACTTAATCTTGGCATAGTAAACATATTTATCGCTAGCTAAATATACTACGAGGACAAAAATATGGCAGATTCTTTACCGTCAACAACGCAAAGCACATCTACAGAAGAGCGCAATAAAGTATTTGAGTATTGTAGAAAAATGCTGGGCGACGGCATGATTGATATTGAGCTAGATGATGTACACTACGAAACTGCCCTAGATCGTGCGTTAAATCGCTATCGCCAGCGTAGTCCTAACGCTGTGGAAGAAAGCTATTTGTTTTTAGAATTAATACAGGATCAAAATGAATACAGACTACCCGACGAAGTTATTGCAGTTCGCCAAGTATTCCGTCGTGCGATTGGGTCTCGTACTGGTATCGGTGCTGGTGGTACTTTGTTTGAACCCTTTAACTTGGCATATACGAATACATATTTGATGTCAGGATCAATGATGGGCGGACTAGCAACATATGATGCGTTTGCTGGTTATCAGAAGCTAGTAGGACGCATGTTTGGTAGTTACATAGAATTTCTTTGGAAGCCTACTACACATATTTTAAATATTTTACAACGCCCATTTGCACAAGGCGAACAAATTCTTGTGCAGAGCTACAACTATCGTCCAGACTGGGTTTTATTACAAGATCCATATGCTAAACAATGGTTACGAGATTATTCATTAGCAACAGTAAAAAGTATACTGGGCGAAGCTCGTAGCAAATTTGGTTCAATCAGCGGACCAAGCCAAGCAGTAACACTTAATGGTACTGCACTCCTGTCAGCCGCAACAGCTGAATTGGAAAAATTAGACAAAGAATTGGAAACACTAGTCTCCGGCGGAACTGGTTATTATTTTGTTCTTGGCTAAAAATATCTTGACCCTGTAACAAAACTGTTATATACTAGAGCTAACTTAGGGGGCTCTATGATTATTGGTGTGTGCGGTTTTATTGGTTCTGGCAAAGATACTATTGCTGATTATCTAACAAATTTCCATG